CAAAGACATGGTCAGTTGAAGATACCTCTAAATGGATTACTGATGAACATGAAGAAGGAAGTTATGATTATGAATATAAAGAATTAAAATAATGGTAGCACAATTAGCAGTAATGCCTATAGCAACAGCAGTAGGGGAATTTGCAGCACCTTATTTATTAAGGAAAGCTGGGGAAATAGGTCTAACTAGATTTATACAAGTTTATGGTGGTGCAGCAGCTGCCTCTATTGGTATTCAAAAGACTCAACCAGTAGATCTACAAACAGAGAAAATAATGGGTATGCCTGTTAGCCATATTACAGGACAGGGTGAAGTTTATGATGATATTGACTACAGTGCTATTGATGAAGACAGAGAAGTAGAACCTTTAAAATATATAGACACAGTTCATGGTGGTAAAGGACCACTTGAGCCTATTAAAGCAAAAGGTTTTCCAGCCCAAACTGAAGTAAAGAAATGGGATGAAAGCTTTAAAGCACCAGAACCAATTGAAACTAATAAAGGACTTGAAGTACCTTCACAAGAGAGAGTAGTCCCACCAGGATTTGAAACACCTGACATTGTTGACACAAGCATACTTACAAAAGACATATCCAAACAAACTAAAGACCTAGTCAAAGAAGAACCCGAGTTCGGTGCATTAACAGAAACTGAAAAGCAAACTGCAAGACTTGAGAAGGGAGATAAACCTGACTACTACTCTAGGGTTGCTAAGGCTGTTGAGGGATCACAAGAGATAGCAACTGCTGAGCAATGGATGGGGATTATACAAGGGCAGGGAGCAACTGAAGCAGAACTAGATTATCTTGGATTAACAGACCTTTTAAAAGGTAAAGAAAAAATTACTAAAGAGAATTTACTTAAGCACATAAAAGAAAAAGATATTTCTTCCAGAATTACAACTACACGGATGCCAGATAAAGACAGAAAAGTTGTTGAATATGAAACCTTTAGATTAGGGGGTACTGATTCAAAAACTTTTGAAACTTACCTTATGCAATTTGATGTTACTAAGGATAAAGAAGGAAAATATTTACCACATGATGAGCCTATAACTTATAGGGCACCACCAGAACATGTAGGAAAAGAACAGTATGGTCGAAATACTTTTTTAACTTTAAGAACACAGATTGGGTATAGTCCTTCGTTACGGGGTAGTGAGGCTTTGAAAAAGGCTGGAGATGATCCTTTAAGTACTTCTGAAATGAAAGCATGGTCAAAAGAAGCTGAGGACCATAATAAATGGGCTAAAGAAATTAGTGAAATATTTAAAAATACTTTAATAGGCGATGAAGTTCAATCAGATTTAGTTCAAAGGGGACGTTTAACAGGATTTGAAAAAGATTTTGATGCTGTTAAAGGTTCAGACTTAATTACATATTTAGATAAGAATAAGATTAAGTATGAAATAGAAACAGACCCATTAAATCAAGGCTTTAAAGATTACCAGGCAATTAGACTTTATCACTCACCAGTTGCAACAAATGATTTAGAAGATGACAGAGATTTTACATTAATGGATTTCACCCCTAATACCCGTTATATTTTTGGACATCCTTTAAAAAAACTTGATGCTCGGGATGCAAGAATTGACAGAACCAAACCAAAAGAATTTAAAAAAAGAGTAACCATTAATGCCTGGACAGGTAAGTTATCTGATCATATAAAAGTACTACCAAACTTTCCTATAACAAATGATAAAAAGGTAGCCGAACTTGGGATTATGGAACTAATTAGAATAGCAGTAGAAAATGGAAATGATTCCATAGCTATTCCAGGTGGGCAAATTTTAGCAGATAGGTACAGTAGCCGAGAAAATTTAAAAGTAGGGCAGAAAATACTATTAGATGCAACACAAAAAATTGCTAAAAGAAATAATACAGCTGTGACTGAATATGTTATTCAAAAGAAAAAAGAATTTACCAAAGAATCAGGGTTGCATTTTGAGGGAACCGTAGACTGGGTAAATGAAGCTAGAGAACAGGGGTATTCTTTAAAGAAAATAACAAGGGAAGAATTAAAAGATTTACTATATGACCCAAGTGATCCAGAGGGTAGGATAGGAGAATTTACATTGGCTCGTCAAGAAATTCCAGATTTTATAAGTATGATGACGGAGAATGCTTATAGCAGAAATATCGGAAATATAGGTGATGAGTTATCAATAGAATCTTCACAGGATAAATCATACTACATATGGCAAGATTCGAGTGGTGCAATTAAATTTGAATTACCCATTGTAGGTGCTAATGAAGCAGAAATATACATGGCTGATGAAACTCGTGATACAGAAACCTCAGCATATGTGGAGGGATTATCAGAAAATCCTACAGAAAGAACTTATTTAGAATACCTATTTAATAAAATAGAAGAATACCAAGGTAAGGCTAAAGGCACAAGAGAGGATCATAAATTATATAAAATGAAAATTCCAAAGAAATTTCAAAAGAAAAGACTAAGCGAATCTTACAAATTTACTAAAAATTTAGAGGATAAAACAATAGGGGATCAAACAGATAGAATGTTTGGATAAATAAAAAAAAAGAGGGGTGCTATTAACACCCCCCTCGGCAACACATGGGCACCCTTATGGGTGCCTTTTTTTTTTGGTGCAACTTCTTCACAGCCAAAACTCTAAATTTTATAATGCTATAGGACCCTCTCGTATCATACGTTCTCTCCTTAATGCCCTTTCAGAAGGCTCCATAAGTTTTTCAATATCCTCTAAGGTTGCAGATGGATTTTTCTTTAGAGTCTGAACAAGCCATCTGTAAGACATAGGTTGTAATACTTTAGTTGTATCCTCCCATTTGTAACTTATAGTATTTAAAAGTAATTTAAATTTTTCAGATGTTATATTACTTTGATGCTCCTTCTTAACTACATGCGTAACCCAGGCTAACAAGATTGCCTTTGCTTTATGGCGAATCTTTCTCATCTGTTTAGGATTCATTAAACAGTCTGAATCAATTTCTTGATATCATCTTCTAATTTTTTCCCTACAGAATTAGCATGATTAATAACAGCAGCACATAGGTTTCCATGATACTTATATTCCTTTAATGCTTCCCTTATTTTAGCTACGGGCTTACCCCCGTAGTCTATAACAAGTGCATTGTTTTTATTTAAACCAATCTTTAATTCAAACAAAAGACCTGTGTGTTTACTGATATCACTTTTTGGCATTGATGTCCACCTGCTCCTTCTTAACAAAGTCAGCCCCTATGCTCGGATCTAATTGATTTAACGTTGCAATCATATTCATAAGCTTAACAACTTCACCATAGGGTCTTGTCATTAAGTACCTCATGATTTCAGTTAGTTGCACAGAACTTATTAAGTAAGTTCTTGGTTGGGGTTGTTGTACTGTTGGTTTCTCCTTCGAGTTCGTAGCCATTTTCCTTTCCTCCTTGTTTATTAATAACCTTTAAATTGGTAATATTTATCTTCTATTAAATCTTCATTTAATAAATACATATTACTATTTCCCTTATCAAAGATTTCTTTTAAATCCCTAATAGTTTGGTTTATTGTTCTATGTTGTTGAAGACAACCACAAACTAAATCTTCAACTTCTATTAATGCTTGTTTTACTGCACCCATTACTCTACCTCCTTTATTAATCTATTTAAATACCATTGTGCTTTTTGTAAATCTTCCAATGGTTCACCTTTAAATTTATAACGTGACACATACTTTAACACATTACCCTTAAGGTATCCATGATACTCATCATCTGTCATACAATCTTTTATAACATCAATGGTTTCTTTTTTACCTTTAAGGTAATGAAGTGGTGAATTTACAGTATCATCTACCATAGCGTCTCCTTACTGTATTATACTGTACGGTTTCAAGATCATATTCTCCCTGATGAACATTTCTTTTAACAACTAATCCACTCCACCACATACGTTGTGTACTTCTAGCATACTCTTCTTGATGATGCAAGTAGCAACCCGCAGATAATCCCATGACTTTTTTACCCGATGGTACTGTACACATAGAGTAATCAAAGATATGACAATGACCTACTGTCGATGATACTTTATTTTTTAATAAGAGAGAACGAGCAATACTGTCACCACTGATAGGCTTACCCATAATGCCAGTAGGATAGTTGTGGCAATAATATACCCCATTAACAGCCAAGGGCTGCTGATAGGGAATAACTTCCCAACCATACTCTTTAAAGTCAAGGTCTTTTGTACTAATTGTTCCATCGAGTTCAGGTGTTTCATCTATTATTCTATCTATCCTATCTTCATGATTACCAAGAAGCATAATCTTTCTTGATCGTCTACCATTGAGACCTTTGTTAAACTTTTCTAATGCATTATGTGCATGATCAATATCTTTCTTGTATCGTCTACCTTCAAAAGATTTCTTTCCTTTATCATAACTAGATAAGGAATCCATACTTGAGAAATCCCCCATGCATATTATGGTATCGGGCTTTAATTCATGAGCCATCTTACCTGCCCATAAAAATCTATCATTGCTTGCCTTTGGGGTACAATGAGGATCCCCTATTACTAAGTGTGTTGCCATTAATGTAACTCCTTCTTGCGTTTACGTTTTAAGTATTCTAAAAAATCAATAATATTTTCTGTATCATCTATGTGTGCCTTTTCATTTATACCTCCATTTGCTTTTTTATATTTAGCATCATCTGCAAATCCTTTTATTCCTGCTAGAAAAGCAGTGTGAGGATCTGAGGTTGCCATCTTTATCATGCCACGTGCTATGGTGGAACACAATTCATATTGCTCATCTGTCATTTTATTTTTACTATCTAATAAAATACCACAACTAAAACCTTTATCCCAAGGATGTATAATAACTTTAATAGAATTTAAAATATCAAATTTTTTAGTCATATTTAATTACTCTAGGCACGGGCAAGAAATAGACCCCTCGAACTATTTCCCACCCAGTACAGAATATACAATCTTTAGCTTTTTGACTTTGTGTAAGCATCGTCTTTTCTAGGATTGTTTACTTCAGTATACCAAACCCACTTAGGGTTTTTACCTTGTGATTGCTGTTGTGGTAGCAACTGCAATTTGTTTCCCCAACAAGGGATCTTGTATGGGCAGAATCCACACACCATGCCCAAAGTTTTATTCCCTGTTTTCTTAGTTCTAAATGTTTCCTCAATTTCACTATAACATTTTTTAAATGGAACATTATCTTTTAATGCTTTGAAATTCTTTTGTGCATTAGATAGTGCCTCAGTTTTATAATGGTCATCAACAAGTGGAGTCTCACAAACTACCCACTCACCTGTGGATTTATTAACTACAATCCACCCACCAAAAGGTACCTTCTCACTTTCTGAATATAAATAACCTTGTGATACATATCCAAAAGCATCCTCTTTAACTACCTCTTCAAAGCCACCTGATGCCCCAAACTTTTTTTCAAAGGAATAAGGTGACGCACTCTTAATATCCCAAACCTTCTTATCAATTTTAACATCGTACCTACCTTCAATTGTGGACTCACCGAACTTATACTTAACATTTTTTTGTTCATCTTCTATACCTACTCCTGCTGATTTTAAAACAAAGATTGATAGTGCTTCAATTAAATCTCCAAAAGTATTTCTCATCTTCGCATTGTAAGGTTGACCTTCTCCTTTTACATTCTTTGCTTCCATTTGTAATTGGCATAGAGGTCTACCTATATTAGACATTCTCGCTTTAAATTTATCCCTGCGTTTCTCTGAAAACTGTCTTCTTAGTGAGACCTTACAAGCCTCACCAAATTCTTCGACTAGTTTCTCAGAGATTTCGCCAGGATCTTTTGAGACCTTATCTAAATATAACTGTACTTTAGAGAGGATATCCGTCATTAGTTAGACAGTACCTCCGCTGGATCTTCTACATTAGAAATTATAGTAGCTGATTCAGCATCCTTCTTTGTATACTTAGTTTTCTTAGCATCGTTATAAAGAGAAACAACTTGAGTATTTTCCGTGTTAATAACTTCTTGGAATACACTCAATGTTTCCATTTCCTCTTTAGACATTTCTAAGTTAGCATCAGCATTAACAGATATCTCAGGTGTGTAATAAACATTACCACCTTTCTTCTGTCTTTTAGAATCAATTGAAAACGTACAAGTAAACATTAGTTTCTTACGTTTATTAATTTGATCTAAAGCAGAACCTACAGGAGCAAATGCTGTTCCCGTGACTCTCCATAACACAGGCAAGTTAGTCACTTCATGGTCTTCACCATTGGCTTTCTTACCCTTAAACGATAACAAACCATAGAGTAATCTATAGCATCTTATTGTTCTTTGTTCAGCTAATTGCTCAGGTGTTAGTGATGGTCTTTCCTTGAAAGGAATCTTACCACACTTTGTACCACCCAATATATCTATCGCTTCTTCTTTCCAGTTCTTGAAAATAATAGAACGATTTACATACTCACTTTTCTCAGGATCATAATGCATATATTGCATTGCACTGATAAAAGGTCTGAAGGTAACAGGTTTACCAAAAACATTCTGACCTACAGTTGAGTCGTAGGTAAATAAATGTCCAACAGGTAAT